TAAAGATTTTTACCTAAGTCTTTGTCTGTGTATGTTATATTTGTTTCTACTGTCATAGTGTCCTCCTAATTTAAGTTGTATATGTAATTTGGGTCTTTCTTTTTAGTTTTATAATTCTTTGTAAAGTCGGGATCAAAATCTTTTCTGAAGCCTTGTCTGCCATTATACAACTGACCAAAGTCATTGAATAGGTTGTCATCACCTGCAGCCGTTTCTGGACCGAATACATCTGCATATGTTTGATAGTATTCGTCTGGATATACTATCTCAATGCCAGTAGCGCCTGTGAAATTAGTAGCGTCTTCTCTATACGTCTTGTTCGCATAGGCTTTGAATTTAAGTAATTGTTTTCTATAGAATTTAATTTTATCTATAGGTACATTTCTGTAAATAGTAGCTGAAGACCAAAACGTATCATATTCTGATTCTGGATCAACATATTCTCTTTTGTAAACGATATTAAAACTTTTAAAGTATTCTTTTGTCATATACGTATATACTATATGAAAAATAGCTAAAAGTCAAGCATAAAAAATGTTGATTTTACTAGGTTTTTTGGGGTATAAGTGTGCTATTCTGACGCACTTTTGACTGATTTTTGATTATTTCCAGTAATCTTTGATCCATTTACCAGAATCATACTTCATAGCATAGTCAGGATTAGGGTGTCCATGAAATACACATATCATGGCATTCTTTTTTAAGGGATGATCTTTAGGTTTATACTTTTCATATTTCTTAGGTTGACCTCTTTCAGGCCATTTAAATGAATAAGTCCATTCATCAGGCATAAATTGTGTATCATCAGCATCAAATAGCATGTCTGTTAGCACATTTTGATCGCCATGCATTTTGTCGTATTTGTTTTTATCTTTTATATAATTATCAAATATAAAACTATGCCATTTTAAATTATATTTAATTACACTTGAATTGATTGTCGTTGTAGGTTGACCAAAGTCTCTAATAACACAAAATTTTCTTTCATCAAAACTATTAAAAAATTTGTCTAATTTATTTAATATAACTACATCTAAATCCATATAAAGTATATCACCTTCTATCTTTAATTGTTTATTAAATAAATGCATTTTGTTCCACCAGCTGTTCATTACTGGTTTAGGCACATCAATTATTTTTATATTTGAATTAAAATTTTGACCTCTATTATCTGTTAAACAATAGAAGTTATATGGTTGTGACATATTTCTATCAACCATATTATACAATGTATTAACATGATTTATATTATATTTTGTTCCTGTATAAACACATATTATATTATTCATATTGTAGTTTTAATGTTTTATATGCTAAACCATCCTCTATTTCTTGTAATGTGAATTGATGTTGTGATAACCAATTCAACCACTCTATCATAGTTTTTCTTCCTGATTTTAATGGTTTCTCTACAAACTTAGGTTCTCTACTTGATACTGGCCATGCTACATTTTTAGCATCTGCAATAACTGGTACATAGTTTAAAAGAGCATCAACAGACGACAAACTCATATTTGTAACTAAACAATGACAGTTTTTTAAATCATCTTTTATATCTGTGTTCCACCATTGATTATCAGGTCTAGGTTTATTTCTTATTTTTATTTCCCTATCTGTGTATTTTTTTAATTCAGTTTTTACTTTTTCAATCCATTCTAATTGTGTCATACCGTTGATATGATATGTTACTGTTTCTGATGATGGACACACTAATACATGCTCACCTTCTCTCCAACCCTTAAATGTACAATCTATACCCTTCTTCTCTAATTGTTCCCATCTTTGAACAGTAGCACCTTTACCTTTTATAGAGTGAATATCACCTTTGACTATTCTAAAATAGGTATTATCAAAGTTATTAATTTTAGGTATTGGGTATCTTGTTATTTGCTCAGTAATATAACCAACATCAACATACCACCATTCTTCACCCCTTTCTCTTATCTTACGTATGGTATCTACATTTCTACCTGCTAGTCCCCATAAAAAATGAACAGGTCTACCTTCATCCTTCCAACCTTTTTCTATTGCAGGCCAGATTTGATGAGATAAACATTTGTCCCAATCCATTTTATGTGTTATAATCATAAGTCTATTTTTATCATATCATCATATACATTAAACCACTCTTTTGCATAATCACTATTCTTATAGCCTTTAAAATATGGACCACCTAAAGTAAAATGTACATTGTTTGCCATAACATTATAGTCATATTCACTTACTAACCAATTCCAAGATAACGGTAAACTGCCTATCTCTCTCTCACTTTCTAACCATTTGAATTGATGAAGTTCTAAACCTGTGGCTGTGTTAACATATTCAGGTGTTAGTGTTTTACATTTAGCATTATTCATCAACATCACACTTGACCAATTCTTTTTAGGAAACTTTTCATTTTTAGCTCCTCTAAATTTTGCATTTTGATTAGGTTCGTAATCATGTTTACAACACATTACAGCGTAATCATCATCTCTAGCATTCCATAATGTTTTTATATCTGTTCTTAACAGCATATCACAGTCCATAAAAATAGACCAACCCTCATAGTTTGATAGATATGGTGTTAAAAACCTACTAAACGCAAATTCAGTAGATTGATTTTTTTGTTTTTCTCTTTTAAATATATTTCTTGTTGTGAATAAATCTATTGGTGTAATACTTACAGGCTCACTTGCATGTTGTCTTATGCTCTCAGATAACACGTGAAATGCTATTTTTTCACCTTCATCATAACCAATAAAAATATTAATCATTTTTTATCTAATATATCTTGTTTAATTAAATACGCCCACATATTTGCATCCATATGAGAAACTTTAAAATCATATTTTTTTGGTGGTACAAACATCTTATTTGTATCATCAAATCTACCCTCTTTTATAGTATCCATCCATATAGTATAGTCAGCGTTAAAATCTTCTCTTGTTTTTTCTGTTGGGCATACAAAATCTACAACAACTTTCATATTTTTTTCTGTTATATCTTTTGCTAATTTTTTCATCCTATTGGCCTGTCTTTTTCTACCTTCGTCTGAAAAATCCCAATCATTGTATTGTTCTCTGATTACATCTGCATTTAATCTTTTTGCATTAAGTAATCTTGCTAATATATCAGCTAAAGTGGTTTTACCCGAACCAGGTAAACCCATTACTAAAATTTTCATATTACTGCCTCTGGACTACGACCATTGAGTTTTCTACGTCCTTTGGTATGATCGTAAATTGAACCTAGAACTGATCTTGCTTGAACATGACCTACTTTATTGTCACCTATATTAAAATTTTTTATATTACGTTCTCTTTCAAATTTCATTCTTGCATAATCCCATATATAACTATCGTGTTGTTCTTCTAAAGTATATATAATGTCTTTATCATATAACTCCTGCATATATCTAGCATAATCTTTTGTATCTTTATGTTTTAAATTAAAATATAAAAAACCACATTCACTATAATTTGGTCTACCCAAATAAGTCATCATACAATCGTTTCTGTGTATATGTTTTTTTAACCATTCTTCATCAATTGATTTGTAAAATACACTATCAGCGTCAATACCTATTATACCATCAACATCTTCGTTTAGTATTGCGTGTGTGAAAGCATAAATTTTGTAACAAAATCTTACACCATCTTTTCTGTAATCATTTGTTTTTTCTTCATAACTTGTATATTTGTGTCTACCTTTATTTCTTTCAACAAATTGTTTACAGTTTGGTATTTCATCAAACATATCACCATCTTCGTTATATACTTTTAAAGGAAATGGCCAATTGTAGGTTGATTGAAACCTATGAGCATAGGCCTCAAATAGTTTATTGTTCCAAGTTGTTACAGTTAATATTTTCATATAAATGATCCCAAGGTAGGCCTTGTTTTATTTCATCTACACTCCATTGTGTGTATGCTAAATCGTAAAGTAGTTGTTCTCTATTACCTAGTTTAGGATTTTCAATATCGTTTAATTGGTGTGAAGAAATAGACCAAACAAAGTTATATTGAGTTGTAGGTATAACTGGCACACCTTCTAATATTGAATCTATGGAACTACCACTTGTAAATGCAACTGAACAATGAGCATTTTTTAAACTATCTATTACGTTTTCATTTGTATCATATTCTACCTGACTGTTACCGCCAAAATAAACATTTAATATATCTTCTAATCTATTTTTATTTTCTGGATGGTCTCTAACTATTATTTTTCTTTCTGTAACTTTTAACAAATGTTTTACTGTTGTAACTATCCACAGTTCCATACTATTTCCCAACAATGAAGCGTCACTCATATTTTGCCCTAAAACTAATATATGTTCACCCCTATCTCTCCAAGGTTTAATAGTTAAACCAAATGAGTTAAATCTATCGGGTTTAGAATTGTTATTATTAAAATCTGCTAGATTGTTTAAAAAGTGATTAAGACCAACTCTATAATAACTATGGTCTTGTGTAATCGTTCTTCCTAATAAAGGTGTTTCAAATACAATCAAAGGTTTTGATTTATGTTGTTTTACAATATTGTTTTTTAAAGTGTGATGAGGTGCTCTACCTTCTTTATATTCTTTATTGGATAACTTTTTCCAAGAGCCAAATATAACTGCAACATCACATTCGTCATAATATTCGGTAGCTGTACACCATTGAGTTTTTAATTTTCTACCTTTTAAACTTTTTGTAAATTCTTTTAAAAGTTCTCTATGATGTTTTAATATTGTTGTTTCAGAAAAAACTTTTATCATTTCAAAATTATTGCTTCACTTAAACATTTTTCTCTTGGTCTATTTAAATATAACTTGTAACCTTTGTCTTTAAACTCTTTTAATAAACTTTCGTATTGTTTTAAACTTGTTTCATTGTCAATAAGTTTAACTTCAAACTCTACTAAAAATGCTTTAAAGTTAATATCATTATCCAATATCTCTCTACAAAAATCAAACCATACACCTTCAATATCTGCTTTAATAATATCAACTTGTGGCATATCTTCTTTCATAATAGTAGTTAAGTTTCGTGTCATTACTTCTATATAAGATGGATTTTCACCAAACTGTGGTAAAGGTAATAATGAAAAACATTTTGTTAAATCATTTTTGTCATAATAAAATTTCATCTTACCATTTTCTTTAGCATATGCTTCAGGATAAAATGTCATTTTATTTTTATGCTTAAATTCATTTTTAAATAGTTTTAAACTGTCTGGTGTTGGATCATAACACTTTATATTTAAATTAGGATTGTCATCACACATCGCCTGTTCAAATCCTACATCTCTATGTACACCAAATGATAAAACATTTTTACTTTCTTTTACAATACTTTCTGGTAACCAATAGTTTTTATATTGTTTGAAGTTTTGAGGTTGTAAATATTCAACCTCAATCTTTTTCATTTTTTCATATAGTTCGTTCATAACTGTCCTTTTTATATTTAAAATAGTCAAAGTCTTTCTGATAATACTTATACACTATTTCTGCCTGTTCTTTTGTATATCCTTTTGTTGTTTTGTATGTAGATTTTTTTGAATGTAATTTTGTTAAATTTAAAAATTTCCAAATAGTTTGTTCTTCTAATTTATGAATTGATAATTTATTTGCATCCTTTATCCAATCATATTGAAGTGTAAATGCGTGTTGTGGTATGTAATACTCTTTAATTAAGTTATTTATTTTATTTTTATTCAACAAAGAATAAACCCAACCTTCAAATTTAATTTCTTTCATTATTTTAATTATTCGTTTATACTGTTCTATTGTTCTTCCCTTTAGTGGTAACTTTCCATCTACTCTCTTTTTACTCCATTCAATTAAAAAATGATAATAACTAAAAAATCTATTATATGGGTTTCTTACTGTTGTTACATACGTTTTGTTTGAATTTAAGTAGTCTGAAACTTTTGAGTGAGCACTTCCTATTACACCATCAATTCTATTTGTTTTTTTAAGAGTGTGAATTATACTTGTACCTCCACATTTGGGTATGTGTATAAAAATATAATTTGTATTTTTAATCTTTATCATTTATATAATTATAAGCAAATCCAGACTTCATTTCTGATATTGTAAATTGAGAACCTAGTAATGAATATAACCACAGTTCTCTATCTGGCATTTTTGGTTTTTCTATTTTATTTAATTGTTGTAAACTGTAACTTACTGGTGCAGCTGGGGAATGAATACTACTAAAACTTGGTATGCCCTTTACAACTGCTTCAGAGGCACACATTGAGTGCCATGAAACTATTGCCCAACATCCTTGTAAATCTTCTTGTAGTGGTTTATGTACTTTTTGACCAAAGTCAGCATTATCTACAAACTTATGTCTAACCTTAATAGGCCTGTCTGTATGTTTTTTTAATTCTTTTACTATTTCAGTTTCCCATTCGTGTCGGCATAAACCATACCATCGTGCTGTATGTTGTGATGGTGGTATGACTAATATATGACTATCGGAACTTTGTTTTCTCCAAGGTTTTAGTTTAAGTTCAGTTGTTTGTTCTTGTATTTTTTCAAATCGTTTTTTATGTTTAGAATTGGTATCAATATAGTTTTTTTGTGTATTATTTTTTATTACTCTATACCATATATCATTAAATACAGAATGTTTTTGATAGTGTGAAGTAAAGAAATAAGGTTGGTCAAAATAATACCAATTGTGTGTATCAAAATATTTTTTGAGTGTATGGGTATTTCTTATAATACCTTGAAAAACAATCTCGTCACCTTCTTGTAAATCATCTTTAAAATTAGGCCAAGATGTTCTAAAAAATTCTTCACCTGCATTTTCAATACAATCATATTTTTTGTTAGGTAGTTTTTCTACAAATGCGTGAGTAAACTGTCTAACAACGTGTTTTGTTTCAAAAATATGAATCATTATTTTTTAAAAACGTAATATTGTCTTTTACCACTTTCTCTAGCACTACCTGATTTTATTTCTGTGCCAAACTTTTCTCTGAAAGCAGGTAACATTAAATCAACGTGTCTTTGATTCATTTCTCTACCTTCTAACTTTTGAGTTTCATAAATCATAATACCACCTGATTTGGTCAAATTATAATGACCATCAGCAATTTGTGTTTCATTTAATCCATCAACATTTCTAACTTGAATAGTCATAGCAAAGGAAAATACTACATCAAACTCCTCGTTATTTGTAGAAATAAAATCTTTAAAACCTTTTTTAATCCATCTCATATTTGACGGCATTTCTTTTGGTGGTTCTACAAAAGGTTCTACTCCCGTTGTTGTTTTAAAATTGTTTGCTAACTCAACGCAAAACTCACCGTGATTTGCACCAAGGTCTAATAGTGTTTTTTCACTACCATCATATTGAGTTAAATCTAATTTGTTTATTCTCCATTTAGCACTATTGCCTACATTGGATTTTTGATAATTATTCCATTCATTTTTTACCATATCATTTGCCTCTCTTAATGTTCTTTCATATTTATGGTCGTCTATAACGACACCTTTTACTACTAATATTTTAAACTCATTTTCAAATTTTTGTATATCGTATTTCTCTCTTATTGTTTCTATAAGATGATTTTTAAAATATTTTAAATTATCACTGCCATCGGGTAATGCTAACTCAAAGTCTATCATCTTTATAATATTATCTTTTATAAGTATATTTTGATAAGGAAACTGTGTTGTAGTAAATTTTATATTCTTTTCTTCTAATGTGTTTACTATATCATAAACTTGTTGTAACAACTCTGGCCTTGATTGACCGTCTGTGGGAAAGTGTGTACCACAATAATCCATTGTGATAGTTAATTCTTCATCATCATAATCAATTAACTGTGGAAAGTTTTTGTGACCTTTTAGTCTTTTTAAACATTCAAGTTCTCTTAAATAACAATGATAACCTAAACCTCTTACAAACTTTTTCTTTTGTTCTTCTTTAAACTTTTTAATTACTGTGTTATTTTCTAAATCAATTATAACTTCACTTGACTTACCACCTGCATTATAAATCATAACCTGCTTTACCCACATAATAAGAATCAACAATATCTGTAACTGGATTATTTAATTTTGATTGATCAAACTCTTTTATCAAATCGACACCTGTATCTTTTACAAACTGCTCATACATTTTTAGTTTATCTGCGTTACCTTTACCTGTAGCATTTTTCTTTACTTGGCCAGGTACAATACTTTCAAATATCTTGTTTAGTTTGTATAGTTTATGTTTTAAGGCACCCATATTTTCTGCTAAATTAAATACAAGACCTTTACTACCATAACTATATCCTTCTATAAAAATATTATTAGTATAGCCGTTAATAATATCAGTCGCCCAATCTGAAATTTGATCGTGCCTTTGTGTCTCGGTGGTATAGGGTAAATGAAGTCTGCCATTTATTTGTCCATTATAAAAATTACCTTCATATTTTTTTACATTTGTAAGGTAATATATCTTACAGTTTTCAAACTTATAAGAGCCCACACACACACATATAGCAGGACTAGTTAAACTGTAATCAACTCCAATCGTCTTGGTCTTCTTCATTGTCAAAAATTGCATCCTCTTCTTCTATAGAAGTGTCTGCACCACAAAATGGACATGTTGTCGGTTCAACATCTTTTTCATCCCATTTAATAAAATATGATACATCACAGTTACGACATACAATATTTATCTTGTTTAAAGTATCTTCAGCCATTATAGTTTAAATTTCTTAAATTGATCTTTTTTAACATCTTGTTTTAGACCACCAATAACATAACTTTCTATTTCAGTTTCTTGTGGTGCGTTTTGCATTGAACGACTATTGAACCAATGTTGTGTCCACGGTAATGGATTATTGTTTGATGGTTGTTCGTAAACTTGATTTAATCCAATACTTCTCATTCTTCTATTTGCTATATATTCAACATATTGATGTAATAATTTTTCAGAAAGACCTATCATAGAGCCTTTTTGAAACAAATAAGTCGCCCAACGTTTTTCTTCTTGGACTGCGTCATCATAAATCTGATAAACTTCTTTTTCTGTATCTTTAATAACTTTGTTCATCACTTTATCATTTTCTTTATTTTTGTAAGCATTGATAATATTTTGTGACATTGCTAAGTGTTGACTTTCATCTCTAGCAATTAATGATAATATTTTAGCACTACCTTCCATAAGTTTAAGTTCACCAAATGCAAATGAGCAAGCAAATGATACATAAAATCTTAAGCCTTCTAATACATTTACAGTTACTAATGATAACCATAATGCTTTCTTTAGTTCATATTCATCAACTGATTTAGGATCAAGTTTATACTTATAACCTAAGTTAATCAGTTCATCATAGCCTTCAGTTACAGATTTAGCTCTTTTTTCTATTTTTTCATCCTGTATAATTGTATCAAAAACTTCACTTGGTTGTGAATATAAATTTTTAATTATATATGTGTAACTTCTACTATGAATAGTTTCCATAAAGTCCCACGCTACAATAGCACCTTCTAATTCAGGTATAGAAACAAATGGTAAAAATGCTAAACATGGACCTCTACCTTGTACACTATCTAACATAGTTTGATATTTTAAGTTAGATGTAAAGATAAATTTTTGTGACTCTGATAGTTGAGCATAATCGTTTCTATCTTTTTGTAAAGAGACTTCTTCAGGTCTCCAGAAGAAACCCAATTGTTGTTGTGCCAATCTATCAAATACAGGATACTTAAATGTATCATATCTTTGTACAGCCAAGTCTTCGCCAAAAAACATTGGTTGTTTTGTTGAGTCTAACTTTTTACTTTTATTAAATACAGTTTTCATTAAATTGCACACGAATCACAGTTTTCTGGATCGTCCTCTTCTTTCTTTGTTTCAGGTACATTATCATGGAACCCAATCGGATGAGTAGGTTCGTCCTCGTCTTTCTTACTATCATATGTGTTTTGATAATAAGAAGTCTTCCAACCTAACTTATATGTTGTTAATAAATCTTGTGCCATTACTGATACTGGTACTTGACCGTCTTCATAATTTTCAGGATTGTATGACCAGTTACCACTTATTGCCTGATCAAAATACTTTTGCATTACTGCAACGATATTTATATATCCTTCATTCCCTTTCATGTCCCAAAGTAGTGTATAAAAGTTTTTTAATTTATTATACTCTGGCACTATCTGTTTTAATGGGCCTTTTTTAGACTTTTTAACAGACAAATAATCTCTAGGTGGTTCAATACCATTTGTCGCATTTGAAACTACACTAGAAGATTCACTAGGCATTTGTGCTGACAATGTACTATGTCTTAAACCATGTTCTTTTATTTCTTTTCTTAAATATTCCCAATCATAAGTAAGTTCTCTTTTGACTAATTCATCAACATCTTTTTTGTAAGTGTCAATTGGTAAAATACCATCAGCGTATTTTGTTTGTTTAAATGCTGAACATTGACCTTTTTCTTTTGCAAGTTGATTACTTGCTTGTAATAGATAATACTGAAAAGCTTCTGTAAGTTTATCAACTTGTCTCCATGCTAATTTCTGATCATACTTATAGCCCTTTTTAGCAAGATAATGAGCAAGACCAATGTAACCAATACCTAAACTTCTACGTGCCTTTGTAGATTTTTCAGCAGCGTCAATGGGATACTTTTGATGATCTATTATTTCATCTAAGGCTCTTACTGCTAAATCACACAATGGTTGTAGTTCATCACGTTTGTTTATCTTACCCACATTAATGGCAGATAAGATACATAAAGCAATTTCACCTTCTCCATCAATATGTTGTACTGGAGTGGTTGGTAAAGTTATTTCCTGACATAGATTAGACATATAAATTTTATCTTTAAAGGAAGAGTGAGTATTACAGTGATCTATATTCATTATGTAAATACGTCCTGTTTCTGCTCTTTCTTTTAGTATGCTAAAAAATAATTCTTGTGCATTGACTTTACTTTTCTTAACACTAATTTTTCTTTCTGCTTTTTCATAAAGTTCATCAAATGAATCTGTTCCCCATGCCTCGTATAATTCAGGCACTTCATGTGGTGAAAACAAAGTTATATCTGCATTGTTAATAAATCTTTCATAGAATAGTTTTGACAATTGTATTGAGTAATCTAATTTTCTAACTCTATTATCTTCACTACCTTTATTATTTTTTAATACGATAATATCTTCTATTTCTTGGTGCCATATTGGAAAGTGTACTGTAGCAGAACCACCTCTTACTCCATTTTGAGTGCAACACTTAACCGTTGCTTCAAATTTTTTAAGAAACGGTATAACACCAGTGTGTTGGACCTCACCTCCTCTGATCCTAGCATTGATGCCTCGTATTCTTCCAGCATTGATTCCGATTCCAGCTCTTTGAGCGATGTATCTTCCAATAGCCATATCACCAGAGAAAATACTAGGTAAGGTATCATCAATATCAACCAATACACAACTCGCATACTGACGTAGAGGAGTTCGTACACCAGCCATAACGGGAGTAGGAATATTGATTTTGAATTGCGAAATCGCATCATAATATTTTTTAACATATGTCATCCTCGTTTCTTTTGGATATTTGGCAAACAATGTGGCAGCAATCATCATATACATAAACTGTGGTGTTTCGTATACTTGATTTGTACTTCTATCTTGTACCAAGTATTTGTCTATAACTTGTCTTAAACCAGCATAGGTAAAATCATAATCTCTATTATGATTTATCCAGTTTTCCATTCTATCAAAATCTTTTCTTTGATAGTTTATTAAAATTTTATCGTCATATAATTTCATGTTCACAACATTTTTTACGTGGTCATAAAAGTGTGGATGATCCCATAGTTTATGAATAACTTGTTTTCTCAAGCTGTAAAGTAATAATCTGGATGCCACATATGTATAGTTAGGACTTTCTAATGAAATTAAATCGGCAGCTGACTTTACTAAAATCTGTTGTATATCGTTTGTGGTAATACCATCAAAAAATTGTAAACCACTTTTCATTTCTACCTGTGATGATGATACACCAGTTATATCTTCACATGCATACTCAACCATTTCATGTATCTTTTCAATGTTAAGAATTTCCAACCCTCTGCCATTTCGTTTTTTTACATTTATAGACTCTTGTGCCACTACCATATTTTCTCCTAACAACGTTTATATGAATTTAATTGAGTTATTGCTGATAAACCTGAATAGGTGTTATCTATTATTACTTTTTGTATTTCATCTTTTGTTTTACCGCTTACTATCATTTCGTTAATATCTTTTTCTTTTGTTCCTTCTGGCCATATTGTTATCATATAATCTTTGTCAACTAGTTTATACATTCTATCTATAATTTCTTTATTACGAGGTTCGTTATCAAAGACAAATACAACATCTTTTTTTTCAATAGGCAGTTGTAAGTCAGCACCACCAGCAGCAAGACAATTATTGAGGAATAAACTATCTAAAGGGCCTTCGACAATATACAATCGCTTATGAAGATTGACACGTTCTAGTCCAAAAATCTTTTGTTTATTCTCCTGTAATTTAATTGTTAGATACTTTGGTTGTTCTTTACCAAATGCTCTACCTTGAATCGCAAAAACATTATTATCAACATCATAGAAAGGTATAATTAATCTAGGATGTTCGTACTTCTTATTTAGACTACTGAAAGTCCCTGGTCGTAACTTATTGACAAAGTTTTGGAACTTGTCGCAATAATATAATCTATCAAAATAATCCGTAGGCAACTTTCGGTTGAGAAGATATTGCTTTGCAGGATGACCATCATCTAAATTACTAAAGGCTGTAAGACCTTGTAGAGGTGTATAATTTTTTAATTTATCTTTTGTGTTAGTTTTAAACTTATCAAACAAGTTTTCTTCACTCGTAGGTCTACTTCCTTTATATCTTTCTAAAATATATTGATCGTATAAAGGTCTATCAACTAACTTTATAAGATTAGCCAAATTGTGTGAAGCACTACAATTATGACATTTAAAGAACATATCATTTTTAACACGATACAAGTATGCTCTAGCTTTAGTTTTAGATTTTTTCGAATCTCCACACACAGGACAACGAAAATTAAAAAGATAATCTCTTTTCTTTTTAAATTGATGTAATCTAGGTTGTATTTTAGATATATAATTTAAATCAATGTAACCACTCATATAATACAGTATACACTATATATGTTTTTTTGTCAAGTGTTTATTTAATTAAATTTATTATGTTCATAATCTGTGGAATTGACATTCCTAGCACTATTGCCATACCTATGATCAGATACTTATATTTTTCAAATACGCCGATCCTACCGTCTAAATTTGAGTTTAAAGTCTTAATTTCACACATTAAACGCTTTTCTGACATCTCTATTTCATCTGTCAATTCCTTATGAATCTTGTTGATTCTAGCATGCAATTCTTTGTAATTATTATCAAACTCAACCCTACGATTTTCTATCAAATTAAATATTGCTTTATCAATTTCTTCATTTTTAGAAAGCTTTTCTTCATGTACTGCCAACATAGATTTAATGCTTGCTGAAATATCAGTAAGTTTATCAATGGCACTATCTAGTTTAGTATTAACACCTGCAACCTGTTCAACTTCATTTTTAAGTATCTGTAGGTCTGTTTGTAGTGTTTGAATATCTTGCATGTATTATTTATCATTATGCGGCTTTAGCCATACTTTTTATTTCTCTTAAACGATTAATTTTCCAAAGTTTCACAAACGTTTTTCGGCGTCTCCGTAACTTTTGTTTCCTAATTTTGAGCCAGTGCATATTGAGTAAGTATAGTTTTCTTTGTTTTTCATTTCTTATTATCCTTTTTACTATTAGTCGTAACTTTCTTTGTTGAAGTAAAGTCATAACCCTCCATTAAGTTTGTTGACGGTTTATAAATGGTCACCAACTCCTCTTTACCCTTAACAAATATTCTATCTAGTTCAATTGACTCAATGTTTTTCAGTTTTTCTTTTGTGTATGAAGAATAAATCAAAGGTGTAACCTTGCCATTGTTCTTATAGTTTCTTGTAGCGGCTTCAAGTCTAGCCGCCAAGTTTACAGCATCGCCTATAACTGAATAATCTAATCTCATTTCACTACCCATATTACCAACAATACAAGTTCCTGTATTTACACCGGAACCTATATTGATATCAGGAAGACCCCTCTCCCTAAATTCTTTTTTAATTTTATCTGTTTCATTAGCACATTCTATACCCGTCTTAACTGCCATTTCAGCATGATCAGGACAATCAAGTGGTGCATTCCAAAATGCCATAATGCAATCACCCATGTATTTGTCAATTGTTCCACCATTCTTTAATACTATTTTACTCATACGATTTAAGTAATCGTTAATAACTTCTACTAGTCCTTCTGGATCATCTTTGTTTTTATAGTATTCAGAAATAGGTGTAAATCCTACAATGTCCATAAACAAAAATGACATTTCTTTTCTATCACCACCAAGTTTTAACTTCTCAGGATTCTTAACTAGTATGGCAACTTGTCTAGGATCCAAATACTTTTCAAACTGTTTTCTTATTTGTTGTTTTAATTTAAATTCTAAAATAAATCTATTGAATACACTATGAAAACCTACAACTGTAATTGTAAATATAATCCAACTTACATCTACTAACATTAAATGTTTTGTAAAGAAGTAATGACTTAAATATATCGCAATCACATACCAAGATATAAGTTTTAAACCTATAACCCAATATGGTAAAAATCTTGTAATTAGTATTAACGCTATACCTAAAATAAATGATACTGCTAATTCAGATATAAAACTTATATCAACTCTTGTAATATTCTTACCATCTAATACAGTTGATAATGTTGAAGCAGTTAACTCGTAAGCATATCTCTCACCTACAGGTGTTGCGATAATACCACCTAATCCTTCAGCGTTCATTCCTATGATTACTGTTTTGTTATTTAATCTAACTTCGCTTGTTTCTAAATCAGCAATTGATGTAGTTATGTAACCTTTGTTCCATCTTAACCAGATACGAGCATTGGCATCTGTTTTGATTGTATCAAAACCTGGAACTCTCATAGCAACAATACCACCTTCGCCTGTTTTAACTTGATAACTTGGTGCCTGTGTTGACACTCTTATAACTTCTATTGCCATCGCTGGATATATCTCATCACCTATTTTCATTAACAATGGTATTCTTCTTACAACACCATCAACTTCAGGTGCAGTGTTTGTTACACCTACACCATCAGCATATTCACCAAACTCTTTGACAGGACCTAACATTCCACCCCATTCAAATAACCAAGGTAATGGGTCACCTATTTTAGCAACACCTCTTGGTACAGCATTTTTATTTGTTTGATTTGTTCCTGTTTGTGCTATGACTACACCGTTTTGATAGATTGTATTAATAAATGTTTCATCACCACCTAGTCTATCGTATTCTGAAAACAGTATAGGTATGACTATAATGCCAGCACCTTTTTCTCTTAATTGATTTACTACATCTGCTAGTACATCTCTTTTCCAAGGCCATTGTCCATATTTCTCTATGGCCTTTTCATCTATACTCACAACGTGTATATCTTGTGAAATTTCTTTTGGTTCTGATTGAAGTAATAAGTCAAATCCTTTTAATCTTAATACTTCTTTTATTTGAGGGTCTTTTAATCCGATATATGTAACAATGAACAATGTAAGAAAAGCAAATGTCCAATGTGTTAATATCTTCTTCATCTATTATTATTTAGTTTTGTGTGACTGTCGCTGAGCAAGAAGTTTGTGTACAATTTTGATAAAGATAATAATTTTGTGAGGTACTACTATCTTGCGTCAATGTTACACTAGAAGTATTACCACTTAAATTAATTGTGGCATTGTGGTCACCACTTCCGTCTTGCGTTACATCTACATTGTGACTATCAGTTAATGTTATTTCTGCATAATGGTCACCTGTACCTTTTTGGTCAACTGCAACGTTATTTGAACCGTCTATATCTAAAAATAATTTCTTATTTCCTGTTTCTGTTTGGTCAACATCAACATTATTACTATTGCCTGCTATGATAACTGACATATAATGTTCGCCAACATAATTGATTGCTGATTGGTCTAAATCTACATTGTTTGATGAACCTGTTATATCTAACTTTGCCCTTTGGTCTTGGTTTTGTGTGACTGCCACATTGTTTGAAGAACCTACTACATTTAAACCTAACACATTATCATTACCAATTTGGTCTAAATCTAAAGCATTGTTATCACCAGTTATTACAGCTGATGATGTTAAGTCTGTACCAATAATTAAGTTATCGTCACCGTCTTGTACTATGTTTAATGTATTATTATTTCCTGATTGTGTAATATAAATTTGATTACCATTCACAGATTTATTTCTAAATGTATTAAATTCTGTTGTTTGATTTGATGTTATGCCAGAGGTTGGTGTTGATGAATACAATCCTGCTTCTGTCATTGCACGGACTAAAAAATCTTCCATGTTGCCACTATAGGTATGTGTTGATAGTAATTGTCCATAACCAAATGAAACAGTGATTGATCCACCATTACTACCATATTCCCAATTATACCAAGTGTTCCAACTACTGCTTGAACTATTTTTAGCCATTGCTGTACCACCACTTGCTGTAAATACTTTGTCTGGTCCTGGCAATGTGTTTTCACTTGATGTGCTTGAAGCGTAATCTCCTACTGCAACTGAACCATAACAGGTATTACATCCACCTGCTATTGACATACTTCCTACACTTAATTTACTTTCAACTAGTGCTTCAATGCTACCTATTCTATTGGTTGCTCCGTTGGGTGCAAGAATAACCAAGTGTCCTCCGTTGCCTATAAAACTTTCATAGTTTGTTTTACAGGTACTACCACAGTTTGAAGTTCCTGCAATATCAATTACAAGTTCTTTGCCTGACAGAGCACTTGAACTTACTGTGCTACTTGTACTTCCTGTCACAGTAAAACCTAAATCTTCAAGTTCACTTTTTAAATGATTGTATTGTGAACTAGTGTTTGTTCCACCTGTGCTATAATATATTAATGCATCATTGGCTTTTAACTTATCTACAATAGAAAAAAACACCATCCATATGAATAGAAATATTGTAAGTTTTTTTAAAAATTTATACATTATTGATTTTGATATATTCTTATTTGATTAGTAGGACTATCACCTAACTCATAATCTATAATTTCTGTATCACCTTGTGTTACGTTTATATTATAACCATATTCCATATCTAATCTTAATACTATGTTGTTTTGAGCAGCGTCTAATCTAGTCCAAACCCATTGTGGTTCTTCTATTAAAAGTATAACTCCAAATTCATCTTTACCTGTTTTTCTTTTATCTTTACCTTTATCAAACTCGCTTCTCATTTGTAAGGCAAGTTGTTTGTTTAATTGATCTAATATATCAACTAAAAAATCTTGGTCTAAAAAATCTATATCTAAAGCAGAAGCATATTCATCTTCTTCAACTTCTAATAAATCTACTTCTAAATCATCAAACTTTAAAAAATCTAAATCTAAAGCATTAGCAGTTGCTCTAAACTTTTCTTCTTGTATGGCTTCGTCTAATTTTTTTGGTGGTGTTACGATTAATAGATTATTAATCATATCTAATTCTAAATCAAGTAATACTGGTTTTAATGGTCTACTTTCAGAGGCACTTACTGAAGTTGCTTGAAACGCTTGATTCATTATAACAAACCCAGCGTCTGTCATTACTTCTATTTCTCCTACATAACAAAATCCTACATCATTACAACTAGGTAATAAAACAATTGTTGATCCACCTATCTCATCAATAGTCATAGCAAAATCAGTTCCCCTTACAGCAATTGTAGCTGTGGGGGTACTGATCTTTACATTTTGTTTTGAGTTTTTAGCAATCTGTCCTGAGGCATATCTTACTGTGCCTAGTTTTGCTTTTAATGATAACGAACCCGTTTTTGTATTAGGGTCATAAACAAACTCATCAATGACTAACTTACTGTGTTGTGTTACATCAACTCTAGTATCATCTATAAATTGAATACCAACTTTACCATTTCCAGTTTTAAGTGTATCGTAAGAAAGAACATCAAGCTCTTTCTTTACTTCTATACCTTTATCACCATTTTGTCTATCAATAGTGGCAACACCTGTGTGAAGTGTTACTTGACCAATGGTAGCAAAACTATTTGTTACTAAAGTCGTAAGGGTTAAGAGTATGAACCCAATTATAAAACTTGTAACACGCATAAATTGTTAATCCTGAAAATAGTATTATTGTAGTCATTAGTCTGTTTGTGATATATCAATATCAGCATTATCTCCACTTGTTGTTAAAGTAATCATATTATCATTTACACCTGATTGTGTAATATCAACGTCAGCAATACTGCCTGTGTGTGAGTGTACTAGTGTGTGACCATTTACATCACCATCTCCGTCAATATCAATTAAGTAATTGTTTGTGTCACCATTTACTGTGATTGTTAATACAGCACTTTTACCGTCAACTGTAGCAGCTATAACATTTGAATCTGAACCAGATTGACCTGTTATATTAATTGTTGATCCTTGAGCGTCACTTGTTTCTCCAATATCTAAATCTATATCATTTGATGAACCAGTCATTGTGATGTTAGCAGTTACAGTACCACAAGATGAGTTACCATCTGTACTATCACAATTTAAGTCAACGTCATTTGAGTCACCTGTTAAACTAATAGCACCTGTGTATGTAGCACCATTAATTTGATAAGTTATTACGTTTGAGTTTCCGACTTGGTCTATATCTAATACTGTAGTAGCACCACTTGACTCTGAAGCAGTTTGTGAGCTACCAATTGTGTTATTAGAACCATCCTGTGTTATATCTAAATCTAGGTTAGCACCAGATTGAGTAACATATATGTCGTTAGCGTATGACAAAGAGGTCATCATTAATAACATAATAACACTAATTATTGTTTTCATTTTTCGTGTAGTCCTTTTTCTTTTTCTTCTTTAAATTTCCAGTATCCTTTGTCTTTGCCATCATAAATCAATTCTAATAAAGCAAATTCAATAGCTGTTCTAATGGCGTAGGTTACTGGTTCGTTTACGGCAACACCACTTTCTAATTCTAAAGCTTTTGTATTCATATCTAAAAATGTAAATACATCACCACCTTTACTGTGACTAGCAATTGTTTTAGTCACATTTGTGGTTAACAAAATTTCTCCTGACTGTACTGATACTAGTCTTAATGAAACAGTTACTTGATCTACTCTATACTGTTCACTTATTCCTATTCCTAAGTATCTGGCACCTTGTCCACCAGTCTGTATATTACTATCGTAGCCTATTATACTTCCTTCTACGATTAGTCCAGCGAACACTAAAGGTTTTAATATATTACCTACTTGTTGTTCACCATCATATTCAGTTCTTGTTGATCTAATAAGTTGTCTTTCTTTTATTAGATTATCTAATCCTTCTCGTTCTAACACTTGAAACCAATCTCCACCTGAAACTGATTTTAAAGCATTTACAACAAACATACTACCACCTTGTGTGACAGCAGTTGACAATTGAGAAAACTTTGTACTAGGTTTTCTTTGACCTGTCTGGTCTGTAAATCTGTAAACAGCAATTGTAATTTTAGGTTGACCGTCTAAATCAGGTAAAGCAATTAATCTGTCTTTAGTAGATGTACCTTCAATAAAAGGTGCTTTTCCTTTATATATTTCTACATTTTTAGCTGTCTGGCAACTTGTCAATGTACACCCTAATAAAAGAGCAATTAATATTTTAAACATTATAATATCCTAAAATTGAAAATCACCAATCGGAACTGACATTGTAGTCACAGTTCCATCATCAGCAGTAATCGTTAATGTAATTATTTCAGTTGTAGTATCTTTTACCCAATAAATTGTAGCGCCTTCTATATCAGC